GTGATGTTTCCCAGACTCGGGATCGAATTGCTCTCCTTCTTTGTATGCCCATAGATGCCTTTGTAATGCATCAAAGTATCTACGCTTAGAGTCTGGAACTTTTTTCCAATTGTCACGCTCATACTTCTGAGCACCGAAAGTCAATACATCAACGGTAGCTTTCAAAGCAGCAGGCGGAAGTAAACCATACTCTAGTTTGTTTCCGTCAAATTTACGGCCGCCTGTTGTAGCAGTTTGAGAAGCCTTCACTACATCTTCAAAGTCATCATCTTCAAATTTAGCCATTACAGTCTCCCAGTAAGTTCAGCAATCTTTGGCATGTTACCAGTGAATGGATATGTACCGATGTGTTGCGTTTTCATCCATGGGCACAAGTAGATTTGCCCACCAATTTTTCTCCAAAGCTGACAAAACATATAATCTTCTGAGAGATACCTATCGGTGCCACCACCCGTTGCACTATCTTTCGAATCAATGATAGTATCAAAGTATGCATGAATGTACCTAGAGCCATCGAAGTTAGCTTGCCCAACATGATCAGGTCTGTAACGAAGTTGTGGATATGCTTTCTCCATTTGTTCGAATACATGCCTCTTGATCAGCATAAACCCTGTTCCGATCTCCAATACTTCGAGAGGTTCAGTCACAGTAAATTGTTGTGTGCCTTTTACGACATTGAACACATAGTCGCCGACAAGAGTTTCTAGTTCATTTGGAGCAAGTTCCGGATGTTTACGTGCAGCAAGGGCTACATTGTTCCAGTTAATAGACTTTTTCGGATAAGGACCACCAATTACATCTTTATCAAGTGCTAGTAGTGCTATAACATCTTGAGGGTTATAGTGAATGTCAGAATCGATAAAGAGTAGGTGAGTACAATCAGACCGAAGAAATTCATCAGCCAAATAATTTCGTGCGCGAGTGATTAGAGATTCATTAAACAAAAAAGAAAACCGTGTTTCTACTCCATATTTTGTCATAAGACCTTGAAGATCGAGACTCGATTTTACATACATTCCATGAGCCATTCCACCGTACATTGGTGTAGCAATGAATAGCTTGTTCTTTTTCAATTCTTCAACTTTAACTTTAATTTCCATTATACACCCATAAAATAAAAAAAAGGAAGCAATACTTCTATATATCGCTTCCTTTTACCTAAATCACTATAGATTAGGCGAAAGTGCTAACTCCTTGACTACGAAGAGATTTTATCCCTTCTGCAATCATACGCCGAGTTGGTTGACCAAGGCGATAGAAACTGATGGTACGACCATCGGAGAGTTTACGGGTATTAGTGTAAATTGGATAACCTTCTTCTCGAAGTTCATTGATTCGAGCAGCGACATTCTTAACTCCGAAACGTGCGCGAGCCTGAGCAACAGTGAAGGTATTGTATCCACCAGTTTTAGTAAGAGCATTAAGCATCTTTTCTTTAGCGGTCATTTTAGTCATAAAAAACTCCATAATAAAACCGCACTTTTATTTTACTTGAGAGGCGGTCGTTATCTCAAGATACGAACATAATAACATAACAGGACCTATAAAGTCAATAGGTCCTGACGGCAATAATTAGAAGGGATTTTCTTCGCCAACTTTAACTTCGGTAGAAACGGGAACATCAGCTGGCTTTACTTCTGCATCAAGTTTCGTATACAGATCCATGAAAGAAACTTTCGTATCAACATCAAAACGATTCAAGCAGAGTTCAATAGCCTTCAAACGATTCTTATGAATACTATACGTTTTGACGATATGTACTAGACGGCGAGTGGAGATAATTTCATCAACACCACCTTCTGCAAAAGTCTTGCGAATTACATCAGCCCATGAAACAAGTTTCTTAGCGAAATCATCATCTGAGCATCCGAGAGAATCAAGCTCACTGCGAACAATCTTTTCTTCGACTTTCGTTGGAGGAAATTCTTGTTCGAAAGTATTCAGAAAACGCTCAAGAAAGGCTTCATTCAATACGTTGGTAAACATATAACGACCATCTTCGCTACCTTTACCTTTCGTATTTGCAGTTGCTACGATAGTAAAACCTTCAGCAGGATGAACAATCTCATTCTTTTTCTTCAAAAGAAAAGGCTTACCCTCTAGTACACGCTGAAGACAGGAAAGATTCTGAGCACCATAGTCAATCTCATCGATACACAAAACTGCACCTTGGCGAGCAGCAACCGTTACAGGACCATCACGCCATTCCATCTGTCCGTTGATTAGAACATAGTTACCGAGAAGATCAGACTCATCCGTATCAGGAGTCATTGAAACGCATACGAATTTACGTTTAGCCTTAGCGCAAGCCTGTTCAACTGACATGGTCTTACCGTTACCGGATTGACCAGTGATAAAGACTGGAAAGAATTGATTACTCTTTACAATAGCTAGAATGTCATCATAGTTACCAAACGGTACATAGTTTTTGTACTGTTCAGGAATCAAATTCTCGGTTTCAAGTTCGGTAGTAACACTCGAAATACGATTGCCACTAGAAACAACCGGTTCAGGTTTTTTCATAGGAATTACAGCCAGGTGTACAGTATCTACGGGAACTTTATATAGTCCACGACCTGCACGGTTTTCATCGTCATTCAGAAACCACTGAGGAAATGTCAATTCATTTTCACGGCAAATAGATTTAATCTCTTGCCGAGAGAGTACGCTTTTACCAGTAGCGCGAAGAATGGAAAGAAATTTTTCACGTTTATCAGATTGCACGGTACGCATAACGAAAACTCCTGTCAATTAATAAGTCTATTATACACTAACCACAGAGGTTGTCAAGTCGAGTGTTGTAAAAATCATACAGCAATTTCCCCTATGAAACGATTCACTAGCACTCGGCTAACTTGTTTCTTTTTACTCATTCGGATAAATGCATTACGAATTTTACTTTGACTTACATTACCTTCAATTTCCAATTCATCAGACTCAATTCGAATATCGGAACCTCCAGGAATCATAAAGAATTTATTGTACCCACGGTTATTCGACTCAAGAAACTTTTCTTGTTTTAGTTTTTTAGCAAGTTCGTTACATGCTTCATTAACTAAAGTATAGTTACCATGACCACGAATCTTAGCTTCTCCAGTTAGTTTTTCGACAATGTTTTTACCATCTACATCGAAGTATTTTTCTCGAATACTATTTCGAATGTATTGACCACTACTCGAAGTGATAAAGAAACCGATAATATCTGATTTTGCAGTTTCAGCATACCAATTCATAACTGCTTCGCGCAAGCCATAATCGTTTTCATATTCGTTTACTTTGACTTGAAATTTTTCTTTCTTATCAACTAGAAAACAATTTTTACGTTTCGGATTCAACAGAGAATAATTTCCTTCAGCATTAATATAATGATTAATTGCATCAGCATCACCGTCGTGAAGAATTACAGTTTTCACAATATCAAGATTATTGTTCTTCCGAAATTGAAGAGTAATGTCTCGCAAAGCTACCACAGCCTCAATTAGAGGTGTGTTAGATAACGGCTCCGAATTCGGAATATAAAACCTACGTGAACTGCTGTATGCATTAGACAAACAAACAAGATTCTTAACTGCTTGATTGAACTTCGATACTGGCATTTTCGAATCTAAGTAATTTCGAAGATACACATTCCCAAGACTCAGAGAATTATTTTCTTTAGTGAAAGAATCACCAGAATTTTTTCCATGGTCAATAAAGTAACCGCTACCCTCATTACCGAATCCATAAACAACAAACGGAATATTTACTTTTTTGCAAAACAATGCTAAGACTAGAATTTGTTCGATTGTACCAGTCAAATTATCTTTCATTGATCCCGAACGATCAAACATCATTACCAGACCGTGAGACTTACCTTTAGGAACTTTCGTTACTTTACGAAAGATATTATCATCCAATTGATACTTGTAAATGCGAGAGATATCAATGTCACCAGTCTCAGAGATTTTTTGCTTCGAATATTTCGTAGCAGATTTACGCATCTCAAACTCTTTGGCTAGAAGGGAGATATATTTTTCATTCTTTTTGCGAAAATCAGAGTAAAGAGTCTCACGTTTTTCAAAATGATCTGAAAACATGCTATTCCAAAATTGGCTCATATTTTTATGAACCACTTCAGAATCAGTCAAGATATTCTCATATTTCGGGCGAGGAAAATTCACATACACATATTCGAAGTTTTGTTCACTCAGAAGTTGAGATTCGTTTCGGCGAAAGTTATTATCGGTTTCGCAATTAGGAACAAAGTCTTCATTGTAGCCATTAGACTCACTCGAAGGTTTGTCTCTTACGATATTATTTCCATTATCGAGTTCGCCATCGTCTTCGCTATAATCACCAAAGTCTTGCGAATAGTCTTCATTAGAATTACCATCGTCTGAATCAAACTCACTATCGTCCGACTCACCGTCTTCAGAATCCTCATCAGAGGACATAGGAAGAGGAGAACTGGCAAGAGATTTTTCCATCATCTCTTTTTGTTCCTCTTTAGAATAATCGAAGATAGCTTTCGTTATTTCGAGAACATCTTGCCAAGTCTCACAGGCTTCGACCTCGCGCACCATCTGCCATTCTTCTTCAGTAAATTGAATGTCATTAGTAGCGGCACTCTTAGTATACAGATTCAGTCGATCAATGAAGGTCATCTTATTGATATCACGACCTTTCAAACCGAAAAAATCGCGGGTGATCAATTCATTATAACCACGAACGAAGGACTGGCGAAGCCCAGGGTAACGGCGTTTGATTTTTTTCTCAATGCGAGAATCTTCAACGACATTCAAAAACGCTTTGAAGTTTCGATCAAACTTACCAGAACCTAAGACAGCATTGTGCCAGCCTTCAGCAGGGGTTTCGAGTGCATGACCGACCTCATGACCGAGTAGAAGATCATAAAGATCGCCGCTCATATCTTTCCAAATAGGAACGTAAAGCACACGATCTTTAAGATTGAAGGATGCGGTTTCGAGCTTACGATGTTCAATCGTAAGATTTTCTGTAGCCATCAGTTTGGCTAACTTAGACTTTGAATCAACAGTATGTTGCATATAATTCCCTCATCAATTGAGAGTATTGTAGCAAGTCTAGATCCTTCTGTCAATATGCTTGTTGCAGAAAAACAACACTTATGGCTTATAGAAAACAAATACCGGTTCGTACTTTAACCACATACCATTTACTTTACAGAAATTTTTAGATTTTGGCAACCCCGTTTCTGTATCTACTCTATTACTGCCTGGCATTTGCGCTAGTGCCATTTTAAGTTTGCCTTTATATATCACACCGAGTGAAGTTAGAATATCAATCGAATCTTGTTCCAATGGCAATAAATCTCCATCAAATACCGCATCTGCAATATTCCACAGCAAATATCTGTCAGTTTTCAAATATTCAACACAAGTTTCTAATGTTTTTCTCAGAAATCCTTCTTTCCATAAATCATACTGTGAAAACTTTTTATATGATTGTTCTTCATCTTCTGAGTATGCTTCTTTCGCAAAGTAAGGCGGTGAAGTAAAAATTAAATCAATCTCACCTTTATACTTTTGAAATTTAGGATCTTTATGAATCTCTTCAGATCCATGTTGAAAAATTTCATATGTGTGAGTTTTAGGAAATAATGTACCCACTGCTCGCGTGGTTTTAGTATTAAAGAAATCAGCAAACTCATGATATTTTGTTCTGCCGTTCTCAGTATTATGATCTGTATTCGGGTCAGTACCAACATAATGTATATTGCGCTCATCATCAACAGTCAGTGCGCCAAGTAAACGCCCACCCCAACCAGATGAAGGATCATAGATTACAATTCTATCTTGTTTTCTAAAATCATCAGTGAATCTCTCATACAAATATTTTGCAGTTAATGGGGGAAAGTTTACTGCATATTGACAGAATGATACTCGAAACGCTTTTAAACCGACGGGAAATAATCTCTGCCCCTTTTCATATAGTCGAATACGAAATGAGTTAGTTTGTTTGTGTAAAGCATTCGTTAAACAATGTTTAGGTATGTTTAATGAGTCTAATTGATCTTTTGTGAGTGTTAAAAACTTTGTGGTCTTTAATTCTTCATTATACCCAGTATAGTCTTGATCTTCTTTACTTTCAATCCAATAATCATGAGTACCATAAACTCGTGCATTCTCTTCGAACCAATGAATAAAATCTACTCCATCTTTAACGTAGTAGTAAAGAGAACCGATCTGATCAATCTTTTGCCCAACTTTGACCTGTTGAGAATATGCATAGAAAGAATCTCTTTTGAAATGTCTTGATGCATACGTGACAAAGGTATCAAGCAGAGAATCTTTTGCGAAATAATCGTAAATGGATTTTCCCTTGTTCACATCTTTGGTATAATTGATTCGCGTTTTCATCATGGTTGGAAACCATTGATTTACAGCATTACCGATTACACTTGTGTTACGAATTACATCTTTCGTATTCGTGTATTCATCTTCAACCAGAAACTCATGAACAGGAAAAGAAGTCATCTTATTGAATTGCTCAATAATTTCATCTTCATCATATCCAACTCTTGGTGGATTTCCTTTTTCATCCCATAGATGCACTACAGTTTTTCGAAGATTGATTACCCAGTTTCTAAACTGGTCATCATTCATTACCAAAACTTCTTCAAAAAGTTTGTTAACATCAGATTCGATTAGCTCTCTATTTTTTTCGTAAAAATGTTTCATTGAGTTTCTTTTCCGTAAAGGTAAACTACACCAGGAACTTTTCCATTTG